CCACCCTGTAAGTTCAAGCTCTTATCAGTTACTGCACCATTAAAAGTAGATTGTCCTGTTACTTGTAGGACACCTGTACCTTGGTCGTAGGATTGAGCTAATAAAGTATTGCCAGAGGCTTTTAATGTAGTAAATGCGCCAGTAGAAGGGGTTGTAGCACCAATAGGGGTGTTGTCTATTGTTCCGCCTGAAACAACTGGAGTATTAATTGTAGGGCTAGTTAATGTTTTATTAGTAAGGGTTTGAGTGCCAGTTAATGTAGCTACTGTGCTATCAATTGCAATAGTGCCTGAACTTGTGATTGTTCCGCCTGAAAGACCAGTTCCAGCAGTAATAGAAGTAACTACACCAGTAAGACTTGAACCTGAACCACTAAATGAAGTAGCCGCTACTGAACTAGCAAAAGTAGCTGCTGAATTTTGGTCAATGGTTAAAGCTGTAACTTGAGTAGTCGTTGTATTTGGCGTGACTTTTACTACTGCTTTTGCGCCCCTAGCTGTAGCACCCCAATTTTCTGTAGCTACGCCTTCTAAAGAAGATTGTGGATAAGCGTCTGATGAAGTTGTGCCATATCCTGCAAGTTCAAACTTACCTAGACTATCACCGCTTAAAGGTGCTTGAGGTGCGGCAACACTACCCCTAAACTTACTGACACGAATAGCCGAGCTATTGGCATCACTAGAATAACCTCTCATAGCAATACGAGAAGTTGAGCTGTTATCTCCGACTGCTCTAATTTTAATAGTCGGTACAGTAGTGGTATTAACACCTAAATTACTTACATTAACTAAAGACTTGGCATTTAAGTCGACTGCGCCTGTAGCACCTGTATAAGGTACTGCGCTTACATCTGCGGCAGTTAATACGACTGTGCCTGTATATCCGTTTACGCTTGTAACAGCGTCAGTATTGTCAATCTTTTGCCATACAGAGCCGTTAAATACAGCCCAGTCACCGATTTGCCAGTCAGTAATGCCGTTAAGGCTGGTTGTACCTGCAACGCTTACAACATAATAAAACCCCTTAGTTCCTACTGAAGAAGTGAGTGTTGGGCTATTTGTTGTGGCGTTCCAAGTACCCTGATAGTTTAAATCACCTAACGCTGGTATTTGGGATAAAGGTACTGTACCACTTGAATCAAGTGTAGCTACTCCGTTGGCTACTCCAGCGTCTAATGATGCAGAAGTACCTAGTCCTACGATGTCATGGGTATCATTCCAGTTAGACGGCCTTACTACTGTTGCGTCTGCTTCGTCAGGAATGGCACTTACAAACTTATGCTTGACTGTTATGGTCATTATTTACCTTTATTGTACGCCAACTATGCGGCCATCAGACCCACGCACTACTGTCTTAGGGCGGTTATGTTGAGCGTTTATTGTATCTACTAACGCTGTTATAGCTTGTGCCATCTGTTGATTGCCTTGACCAATAGCACTTGCAATAGGCTGTAATGGGTGTTCTTGCGACTTGGCAAATTCTTCTTCGCTAAGATACGCTTGTTCCCCATCATCGTTGCCTGACCCTATTCTAGCTACTTCAATCTTTGCGCCATTGTTAATGTGGGCAAGCATGACCTGAGTGTTTCTCTCTGTCATCATCTTCATCTGTGCGACCTTGAGTTCCATCTCCATCTTAGCTTGGTCAGAATGTAGTTTCATCTGGGCATCTGCCTGATTACGCTGTTCTTCTAGTTGGAATTTAAGTTGATTCTCTTGTGCTTGATATTCTTGTTTAGCCTTCTCTAACTGCATCTGACCCTGAAGTTTAGCTTGTTCTAACTGGGCAGATTGTTGAGCCTGTGCCTGAGTAGCTTGCATCTTGGCTTGTTCTAACTGCATAGTCATCTGAAGTTTTTGTTGTTCAGGGCTAGGTGGTTTAGGCTGTCCTTCTGCTTGTTTAGCCTGTTCTCTAAATCTATCAGCAGTTTCGTCAATAATGCCTTCTAATTGCTTACCGGCTTTAAATGAGGTAACAGCAAATTTCAGCATTTCCATCAGCATCGGGGTTAATTCAGGGCTTGCCTGGCTTGCAGGAATAGCTTGTTGCATAAACCCGCCAATAGCTTGCAAGAATGACATTCTGTCGGCTTTTTCTTGCTGCTCATCTTGGTAAATCATTGAATCTGAAGTAACTTCTATGCGGAAGTTTTTAGCAGCCTCATCTCTTAATAAGGCGATTGCTTGCGGAATAAGCTGTTTGTCCTGGTCAGACAGTTGCATAGCCCCTGAAATCTTAATTAAAGTATCGTCTGTAAAGTGATTGCAGATGATTTGGGCTTTAATAGACAACAAAGATGTTGCAAAGTCTACGACTGCGTGTTGTTGAGTCTTTAGTCTGCCAGCAGCGTTATTTGACTTGATAATCTGTGCGCCAAGCGTGTCATTAGGGTCAGATTGACCTCTTTGAATGTCGGCAATACCCATCAATTCATAGATTTGATTCTTTACCTGTTCCATTGCGGTATAGCAAGATTGCAACGCAGTAGCAAAAGGAGTGATGTCTACTAAGTCAATCGCACCTTTCATTCCTTGCTTTTCGGCAAATGCCATCCAATTATGTACTGGAATTAAGGTATTATTTTCGCCTTCAGAGAATAGTCTAGCTAATTCACTAGCAGAAGCATCGTAAACGCCTCGTACTTTTAAAGCATTAATTAAGCCGTCTATGCGGTCACACAGAGCGTCTAATTCTCTAGCTTGGTCTTGGTATATGACAAAGTCAGGAATAGGCTCAAGGCTGTCTGTAGTGAGAGTTGCATATAAAGGCTTGGGACAAGGCCAAAAGTTTTCAAGCTGTAATGGGTCATCTCTTTCATCAAGAATCTTGCCTAATGACTTAGAAATCCATAATACTTTGCCTGTTTCTTTATCCCATACTTCGTATATCACCGCCTCATATATGCCATCCATAGGCTTATAAGAGTTTTTATCATCGGCTGGCTTTGTGTCTAATGGGATTTTATAGCCCAAATCTTCGCCAAAACGCTCAACTAATGCAGGGCGAGTCATATAAACTTTACGCCATACTGCGGTGACTTCTTCCCAAGTCCTAGCACCAGGTGAGTGTCCAAACTCTTTCCAATGCACATAGTCTACAGGAGCGCACTCATATTCAATACGCTCTTGGGATTCATTCTCTACTGCACCTTCAGTTTCAGCTTCGTCAGTATCTTCTGTAATTTCTAAACCATCGTCAGGCTCACCTTCTTCTGCGGAAAAATGAGGCTCATAACGCACCCAAGCCACGCCACGACCACCCAATAAGCGGTCAAGGACTGAGTTAGTCATAGCAGACTTATAATCACCATAATGCTCAATTTCAAACTCTAAGGCTCGCTCAAGCATCATTGAGGCTACTCTGCCAATAGGGTCATTATCCCTGAATCTACGGCTTACATCAGGTCTAGGGAGTCTAGCAAAGATAGCAGGTTGGATTGTTTGGACATTTGACCAAAGGATATTAAACCTAGCATTAGGATTGCGGTCATACCGGCTATCGTCTTTGTATTTTTTGACAATGCGGTCAACTCTAGCTTCCCAACGCTTATATTGGCGCTCATATCCCCCAATAATTTTGTACCAATCTTCGTAGCTATGTGCTATTTCATTTGCCATTAATATCTCCTATTCACTACATTCTTTGTGTCTTTCCACAAGTCGTTGAGTGATACTTCAGTTTTTCCTACAAACATCCCAGTAATCGAGTCATCTTTATGGGGCAACTTAGCTTCTTCTTTCCAGGCTATAGATAGCATCCTAAATGCGTCTGCACCATGAGAAGTCCAATCATGTCTAGGTTTATCCCTAAAAACTTTCTTGTCCTCATCGTACTCACGCTGATACTGTCTCAAACATTCAATGCCATCTTCACACTTATGGTCAAACCAAGCTCTAGTTAATGCTAGTCGTGTTGCTTGTATTCCATCTTGCAATGACAACATTGGTACAATTTTCATTGATTTTAACGCAATTTTGTCTGAAAGTTGCTCAATTATGCTTCTATTTGACGCTAATGTCTTAGCTCTCGCATCGTGGGGTAAATAATGTGTGCCATATACATAGCCTCTTTCTGCTTCTCTTGAAGCAATAATGCCAGTATAGAAAGCTACCGGTTGACCATTACTAGAGTGATAGTCTAAGCAGCGAATCTCCCCATGCACTACTTGAAACCACCAGATAGCCGTGTCATCGCTATAACCTAAATCCCATGCAGTATGCACAGGAAACATAGGGTCGTACTCAATATCAAGGATTCTGTCTTGGTCAGTAAGCTGACGCATCTCTTTGCCGTAAAAAGCGCCTAAAATTGCTGATTCAAAATCACATTCCCACTCAGCTAGATACTGGTCTTCAGTCTGCATCTTTTTAGCATCGTCTAATTCTTCTTGGGGAATTAAGCCTGTTTGACTAGCCCTTAGTGTCTTTACATACCAGCCACTATCTTTGGTAGCGTTGTTATATATTTCCCAGAATTGGTTATGCCCTTTCGGTGTGCCAATAAATGTAGCCCAACCCCTTCTGTCTGATAATAACGGCCTCAAGACAGCACCCCATATAGACGGTTTCATGTCGGCAAACTCATCTAACACTACGCCATCAAGGTACAGACCACGAAGACTATCAGCGTTATCAGCACCAAACAAACGAATCCTTGCGCCATTGATTAACTCTACCCATAGTTCTGATACATTGTGATTAACCCGTACAGGCTCTGAGAAACGCATAAGATAATCGAAAGCAATACTTTTAGCCTGGGCATAGTAAGGTGCTAAATAAGCATATCTACCATCAGCTTTGCCTTCAGTTAATGCTTTTACTATTAAATCGTTAATACAAGCCACAGTCTTTCCACAGCGTCTATGGGCTACAACTACTGCCCATCTTTGCTTTCTTTGGTGGAAATCTTTAAATACGCTTCTAGGGCGATACCTAAGTTTTATGTTACTCATCAGCCCATGAAATAGTAAGTGCTACAGGCGCTTTAGCATCGCCTACTACTTCAGTCCTAGCTAACTTAGGCACATGGTATTCCATTATAGTTTGAAGCATACCAAAGGCTTTCTCAGGATTGGGTGCTACTAACCATTTATCTGTCTTAGGGTCTTGTTTGCCATCAGCAACGGCTATAAGCCATTCTTCCATTTTGCAAGCATTACCCTCAACAAACTTAGCAATCGCCTCTCGAGCCTTGCTAGTGCTTTTATTGGCACTTCCCTTGGGTCTACCTACATTTAAATTAGGGTGTTCGCTATTTTTCGCTAGTTTATTATCCATATAATCTCAAGTAGTTGATTTATAAGGGTTTAATTCTACTACAGTTTAACCCACAATATCAGGGTCATGCAGTCTATTCATGGCCTTAGATAAAGCCTCTTTACGCTTCATTCTTTCATTAGACTTCTTATTTAAAATGCCATTGTCATCAAGCTCTAATGGTGGATTATGGTCTTGACGCTTCTTCTGCTGTTTCTCAAGCGTTGACTCTTTATGCGG